GGTTGAACTTACCCATGGGGTGGGTCCCTTTTCAATTGCTCTACCTGGGTCCCTTTTCAAATGTTAGATGCACAGCGCTACCGCAAGGTGCGCGCCCTGTTCGAGGAGCTTAAGGCTATGTCGGATGCGGAACCGTGCGACCGATACGAAAAACTTGTCATTCTTGACAAAGAGGAGACAGCCTACCGCACCAGTCTTGCGGCTTACGATGCCTACGGCAACGAGCCTGACGGGTTGGAAAAGCGCGCCGCGGATCAGAAAAGAGTGTCGGCGCTGCGCAAGTCTCTATCCACACACCGCAAGCAGCTGGGCAAGCTGCCTGAGGATGACGCCAAGCGCAGTATCCTGCTCGATAAGATTCAGGCGGAGGTGTCGGAACTTGCCGCCCTCGGTTCCGGAATCGCCGACGATACCAAAATAGAGCTTGCCGCCCTCGGCATCAAGTTTGAATAAATTCCGCACTCCATGCCTTCGAGCGATATACCCGGGCTTATGCCGTTGGAAAAGTCTCCCGTTCAGGTTTACTTTTCCGACAGCATACAGCTTGCTCAGGTACTTGAATGGGTGTCGGCTCAGATCGGACCCGCGGACGTGACAATATCCACCTTTTCAACCTCCGAGGAATTTATCCGCAGGCTGTGGCGCTTGAAGCGTCAGGGGCTGATTAAGTCGTGCTCCATGTTCTGCGACCTCAGGGCAGCCCGCAAAACAATAGCCCTCGCGCCTTTCATGCAACAGGTGTTTGATTCCGTGGCTCTGTGTCAGAACCATTCAAAGGTAGTCCTGCTATCAAACCACACCCGCTGTGTGGCTGTGGTTACATCGCAGAATCAGACTCGAGGCGACCGCTTCGAGTGCGGCGTTATCACTACCGACACTCCAACCGTCAATAAATTGCGCCTCGGCTTTGAGGCTTTGGCGCGCAAATCTTTACCGCTTGAACATCTCATCGAAAATAAATGAAATAGCGGAGCTTGCCGCTGACCTTACCCCGGTAGGGGATATAGCTGTACTCCTCGATATTGAGGAAGACTTGCTGCGCATGGAGCTGGGGATGCCTGACTCTCCGGTGCGTCAGGCTTATCTCAAGGCGCGGGCGAAAACCGCACATATGCTGCGCAAGCAGGAGCTTGAACTGGCGCGTGTCGGCTCACCGCTGGCTGTGCAGCTCACCGGCGCGTATCTCCGTGACATGATAACTTCTGAAGACCTTTAGCCTATGCCGTTGCCCGCTATAGTAGAAGCCGCCGAACAGTACCTTTTTACCGACCTCGACAAGATGACGGCAGCCGGAGTTCCGGCGGCTACGGCAAACCGCATACTGCGCCTTCGCGAGGTGTACAACTACTGGCTTTCGTTCCCTAACAAAAAAGAGCGGGAGATAGTGCAGAGAATCATATCGAGCGCGGGCGTGTCTAAGTCGCAGGCTTATGAAGATCTCGGCATAGTGAAGATTCTTCTCGGCAATCTCAATAAATCCACCACCGATTACCACCGGTACCGGTTCTTTGAGATGATAAACCGGGCATTCGCTAAGGCGGAGGCTGCGGGTGATACCCGCTCCATGGTAGCCGCCGCTGACAAATACGCCAAATACGCCCGGCTTGATAAAGAGGAGGAATCACGCGAGGAGCTTTACAGTCAGATTCGCGTTCCTGTGTTCAAGTTTACCGACAATCCGGAGGTTATCGGCATCAAGCGCGTACCTAATATCCGGGAGAAAATCAAGGCTAAAAAAGAACAGTACTGGAACGAGGACATCGAGGACGTGGGCTATGAGGATGTCGATTTTGAGGTAGAGAAATATTTCCCGGAGCATGAGTGAGGGTGTTAAGGAAATATATCTCAACGACATTCAGAACGATGTCATAAACACCGTTCAGGCGCGCAAGACTGTGCTTGTTGCCGGGCGTGCGTTCGGCAAGGGTGTGGTTCATGCAGCCTGGAACCTCCGCAACATGATGTATATGCGGGGTTCCATTACCGGCTTTGTATCGGCAAACATCAAGCGCGCCCTGACAAACACTCTGCCCTCGATGCTCGTTCACTGGGAGAACTGGGGCTACAAACGCAATGTCCACTGGGCTATCGGCATAAAGCCGCCCAAGGCATGGGGCTGGGGCGAGCCTATTTTCAAGGTGCAGAATTATGAGAATGTGTTGTCATTCTATAACGGCTCTATCGGCTATATAATATCTCAAGACAGAACCGGTACCTCCAACTCGCAGAGCTATGACGCGCTCGATGTCGATGAAGCAAAGTTTATAGACTTCGAGCAGTTCAAGGATGAGACGCTCCCGGCTATGCGCGGCAACCGTCAGTACTTCGGCAAATATTTCTTTCACCACAGCTCTCTGATAACCTCGGACATGCCGGTGACAAAGAAAGGCTCATGGTTCCTGGACTATGACAGCCAGTGCGACCCGGAGCTTATAGACCTTATCCGGGGTACGGCTCTTGAAATCTCGCTTATCGAGAAGCGGCTGCGGGAGTTTGCCGCAAAAGGTGTCACCCCTCCGGCATACTTGAACTCAGGAAGCTGCGCACCGACCTCTGCCAGTTGCGCGCGGTTGCCGTGGATTACCGCGAGGTATCCACAATAGACAACATGCAGGTTCTCGGAGAGGCTTTTATCAATCAGCTTAAGCGAGACCTGCCGCCGCTCACCTTTCAGACCTCGGTGCTGTGCAAACGCATAGGTATCGCACGCGATGGCTTTTACAACAAGATGACCGAACGCCATAAGTACTCGGCAACCAATTTCAGCTATCTTGACTCTCTGGAGTACAAGTTTGACAAAATCAAGGAACCGAGTTCACTCATGGACGCGGATGTAGACCCCTCAAAGCCGTTGGTTGTCGCGTTTGACTATAACTCCAACATCAACTGGCTTGTGACAGGTCAGCCCTCCGGACGTCATCTTAAGGTTGTGAAATCGTTCTTTGTCAAGTATGAGCGCAAACTGGAGGAGTTGGTGGATGACTTCTGCCGCTATTACCGGCACCACAAGAACCGCCGAGTCATCTTTTATTATGACTCCACGGCTCTTGGCAGCAACTATGCCGTGAATGATGAAGACTTCCGCTATGTCATATCGAAAGCCTTCAAGGCTCATGGCTGGCGAGTCAAAGAGGTTTACATCGGCAGACCTATGAATCACCTCGAAAAACAGTTGCTTATCAACCGTATGTTTTCCGGACAGGCTAAGCTGGTGCCTATGTTCAACCGCGAGAATAATGAAGACCTGCTCATATCTGTTCAGACCGCAGGTGTGTACAATGGCAAAAAGGATAAGCGGGGAGAGAAGCTCCCCGAAACAGACAGCCCGGAGGGGCGCCTGGAAGCAAGGACTGACGGCTCCGACGCATTCGACACCCTCTGCATCGGCTGCGAGAGATTCCCGCAGAGAGCCGTCACCGGCGGCGGGGTCACTTCGGCTATGTGACCCGCTTTTCTCCGCCTTACTCAGTGGTGCCCCGTCAGTAATGCCGGGGCGCTTTGTTTTTAGTCGCTTTTCTTGTCTGACGCTCTGATGTCGTTCCTTGTCTTTACCGTGCCTCCGTGGGTGCGGTCGTGTTCGTATTTCCATGCGCGAAGGTAGTTACGCGTCCGCTCCGGCTGGCGCAAGGTCAAGCCCTGCGGGTGTCGGGCAAAAATCTTCCCTGCTGCGCGAGGTATTTTGTGCCGGCAATCTTGCAAGCCTGTCCGCTGCACAATTCTGCCCATGTAAAACGAAAACGACCGACCCGACTGGGAACGATTAAAAAAAAACTTCGGACGACGAGCATCAGGAAAAGCGACAATGTAAAACTCAAACTCCCTCACCTCTTGAGTCCGATTAAAAAAAAATAACCTCCTAAACAGTTCCAATTATGACAGCCATTTGCAACACCTACAGAGACCAGTTTACAGTATCAACCGTTGACGCTCTGAACCTGTACCAAATAACCGCCGTGACTTTTGACGGTGACTATATCACAATGCACATTGAGGCGGCGAGCGCTGAGGATGCCGCAGAGCTGGCAGGCTGTGAGAATCCCGAAATCGATTACATTTTATTCTAACCCTTTTATAATTGTTTTGTCATGAAGTCTATTGTCTACACTTCCGAAAATGTTATCCGCCTTGTAAACGATTCTACCGCGCAGGGAAATGAAGTTGTTTTGTGTCCGCTGTCTGAGCTTGCCGCCGTTGTGGCTGCCGTGCCTGACGCGTTCCCCGAACGGTTTGCAGAGGATTACACACGCGACCCCGCGGGCGCTCTTGTCTGCTTCCGTTACAGTCTTGTGGAAGAGTCGTTCGACATCGAGGGCGTGAGTCGCAGAACCGTGCTTGCCATGCTCTTTATACGCCGCGCGTCTGACACCCCCGTAAGCGTATGCGTTGAAGCTCTTTACCATGTTGTTGAGATAGGGGGGCGGTATTACTACGCAAACCGCACGACAACGAAACGTTATGGGCTTAGCCTTGTGGGCGCGGCTGAGAATGTGCGCGGCTGTAAGTATGAGGGGCAGCCCAACTACTTCACAACCCCGAGCGCCAAGAGCTTAAAGGCGTGGGCGCAGTGGTTGACCGGCTGCGATGCCGAGAACGCCGCAGAAGTTGCAAAGGTGGCGCAGCTCCACGAGCAGACCCGCGCGGCGGTTGTTGCCTCGGGTCTGAAGTATTCCGAGACCTCCAAAGGGCTTACCGTTCATGCCGGTCCGGTGTCTATCTTTGTGGAGTTCACAAAGTCGGGCGTATATTATCGGTATGCAGTTAATAACGGTGCGATAGGGTATGACGCGGAGGCGTTCACCGCGTTGCTCTCCATGTTTGGCAGCAAGCAGGAACAGACCGTGCAGGAGCAGCCGAAGCAGGAAGAACCCAAAAGGGCGTATCATGTATTCAAGGCGCTGGCGGTTGAAACCGTGGACGGTGTGGAGCAGTGGACACCGCAGGCGCGTGAGCTTATGCAGCGCGGTGACTCATGCGGCAACGCGGCGGCGGCTGATATTTGCCGCAGGGCTTTAAGCGGTGTAACACGGCTGAGCGAGCGACAGCGCTGGTGCGTGGCTTATGCTCTGATGCGTGCCATGTAGTGCCGCAGCCTCCGTGTAATAGTGAGCCGTGCGCGTTATCCGTGTGCGGCTCTCTCTCATTACCGCGCCCCCTCCCTTGCATCCCACCCCGAAAATAGGTAATATGTTGATAATGTAGTACATATTCCGCAAATTTGGGTCGGGTCGGGGTCGGTAATGCGTAGGGCAGTGGGGGCAAAGGTTTGTCACACCTGCGCTTCGCGCGGACTCTGCGAGGCGTAAGGGGCTGGGATTTAACACTATGCAGCGCCAAATGCCGGAATTTTGGCGCAATCTCCCCGCTCGTGCTCAATCCTATACATGCGATGTGCCTGTATATGAGCCTTTTCGCACTCGCGCTAAGCGCCGGAGGCAGAGAAGTATGGTATTTAGTTTGCTATTCCAACTAAAAGAACCACCTCTTTTTGTCTTCAGTTGGGATGCTCAGCATCTCAACTGGAGCCGATACTGTCTTCAGTTGTGGTCTCCAAGACCACAACTGAAGCGGACGGGAAGCGATACGAAGAGCGATGTTTTTATTTGCCATTCCAACTAAAAGCGGTATCTTTGTGCGAGTAATTAGTATTCATGTTCATTATTGATGATAAGTTTAGTCGTAAGTATTCTTTTTTTGGATTTGTGGTACATATTACGACTTTTACCTGTATTAGCATCAATCCTGTGTTTTGAGCTGCGTTGTGAAACGCGGCTCTTTTTTTTACAGCAGCAAAAAAAAATATTGAAAAAATATTGCACATATGGAACAAAAACGTTACCTTTGCGTTGTATTTATTAATTAGTTCTTTGACATTATGAAGTACGGCAAGCTAATCGCAGACCTTTCTGCAAAAGGTTGTTATCTCGTAAGGCAAGGCGGAAATCATGCGATATGGTTTTCTCCTATAACCGGGGTTAAGTTCCCGTTGCCTCGGCATGGTACAAACAAAGAGGTACCGCCGTCTACCGAGAAGCAGATTCGGAAACAGTCCGGAATCTGACAGCAGAGACAAGACAGGGGGCTTCCCCCTGTCTTTCATCTCTCTCTTGCCGGATAATGATGACAAAGTACAATTTATAGGTACAATGGCGGGCTTTGCCCGCTTTTTGATGGAATAATGGTCTAAACAAAAAATGATATGGTTGCAACGGTGACAATTACAATGGGCTCTGACGGTTTTTACTCTTGCCAAGTAGAGGAGAGCTTTCAGCATTTCGCCTTATTTGGGTACGGCGAGACAGCTC